CTACTCTAGCTGTTATTAATTACGATTGAATTGTAAAGTCAGAAGGTACACCTACTACTACACCTGCAGTATATTTTGCTACCATTCTCACATTATTTGATAAATCTAGGTTGCTCATATCAGCTACCTGAATACTCGTTAAATCTGAGCTTAAAGATGTACCAAAGAATAAGTTAGATTTTTGTCCTGCATACATTTTGTTATTAGGGATACCTGAACAAACTGCAATTTTTACACCGTTAAAGTTAGCGTTGTATTCTCCCATGTTGTTGAAAGGGAATGCTGAAAGCGCTGAGATAGCCTGTATGTAAAATCTGTATGTCTTTTTGTTCATGTAGATGTATAAATCATCTTTCATATATACAGTAGTAGGAATATCTGCTACTAAAGTACCTAAGTTAGCGATAATATTAGCTGCTGTATAAGCCGCTGACGCTGAAGATGTAGACATACCAGTAGCCGAAACTCCTGCAAATTGCCCTGATGTACCCCCGTTTCCTGCCCATATAGATGCCTCTGTAGCGTCTGCAATAGATGCCGCTAAGTAAGATGTAGCGTATGCTACAAAGTCACCCTCTTGTTGGCCACTCCAGTCTGCTAACATTGTAGTTTTACAAACGTCAATGTTAATTTGTAAAGGCTTAACCTCTAATACTGATTCAGTTAATGTTAATGTAGCTGAGTTCTCAGTAAAGTCGCAAGATTGATTTTTTACTAAGTTAGCTCCTGCTACCTTATTCATTACTCTTTTGTAATTAATGTTCTCTACAATAGTCATGTATTCTAGAGATACAGCCTGCTTTAATGCTGCTGCAATGTACACGCCTGCATGTTCGCCTGCGTAAGTACTACTTGTAATTGCTAATGCCATTTTTTAGTTGTTTTTATTAAAGTTATACATATATTTTTGTTGCGCTGTCATTTTTTGGTAATCGTCTTTAGATACCTCTTTTTTAACAGATGCAAATTTTGATACTCTTACAGGCTCAATAGCAGGGCTTTCATTTAGCTCTTTTACTTGTACCGATAAGTTAGTATTCTCTTCTTGTAATTCTGCAATATTTTCTTCTTGTGCAAAATTGTTACCTCTTAATTCATCTAATTCAGATGTAAGTCTACTGATGTCCTTTCTTACTTCTTCTAGTAATTCTTTAACCACAGTACCCACCTCTAATAGTAAGGCTTCTTCACTACTTAAATCTATATCCTCTGTAGACTCCTCTTCTACTTCTTCAGCCGCCTCTTCATCAGAAACATCTAGTACAATACCATCTGCATCTACTGAAAAACTTACTCCTGCTTCTGTAGCGTAATTACCCTCAGGCAAAGGCGTTTGAACACCATCCTCAGATAAGATATTTAATAATACTCCTGCTGCTAATTCGTCAGCCTCTGATACAATAATAGTGCCGTCCGCTAGCTTGTCTTCAAACATTAGCTGCACCTCTTTTACTTCGTTGTTCTCTTCATCCAGTCCGAGTGCAACTTTAATTCTTTGTTTTAAGTCCATTTTTAGTCGTTTTAAGCTATGATTATATGATTTCTAAGGTAATATATAGAAAATGTTATTTTGTTTCGTTTTCAGCCTTCAATATCTTCTCAGCCCACCTACGCATAATATCACCACCCCATAAATTGTACGATATAGTTCCACAGTCATCATAATTACCTGTATCGTAAGCCTTAGCCCTACTAAGGTAGCTATATACCCTTGATACTGTTCTAGAACTAATATTCTTTCTGGACGCTAGTTGTTGAGCTCTAACCTTGCCTGTTTGAGTAGCGCATTTATTACCGCGTTCTTCATTTTCCATAATAGCGCGCTCAGCATTTTCACTAGCTCCCTTAGGATAATTATTGTAGCTAGCTAAATTAGTACATACATCATTAGCCTCTAAATCATCCATTAACTCCATTAAACTCTCCACTATTTCGTGGTTACTACAAGGCATGTAGAAAACGTCGCCATCTAATACGTGCTCGTGCGTTCCGTTGCATCCTAACTCTTTAGCCGCTGCCTTAGCATCACTTTCATTAACATATAGAGGTAAGCCGTTTACTTCACCTACAGGCTCAGCATATTTTTTCTTTTTCTTATCATCCTTTTTAGCTAGTGTTTGCATCTTATCTACAAAATAACCCTCTATACTTAAACCCTTTAATTCTCCAGATTTAATACGCTCCCAAACATCATCATTTAAAACCCTCATAGTAACAAACCAAGTGCCTTTTGGTAGCTCATATCCATATAAATTACTCTTATCGTTTTTACTATCCTCTACAATCCAACTCTCTATTGTGTGCACTCCAGTAACTTTATCTTCATGCTGTATAGTAGCGTTATTAGTGTTCTGATGTTTCATATACGCCTCAGCCGATTTACGTACTGTTTCCTCTGTAAAGTATACGTAGTAATCCTTATCTTTTTCTGCATCATATCTGTATATTTGCTTATAAGGTATAAGAGCAGGGCTTACTAATAAGCGTTTTTCTTCATCTATAGCTGCTAGAGTAAGGTTAGTATCTTTATTAAAGTATACAAAATCAGTTTCAATAGCAGGACTAGTAACAAGGCTAATAGCATCTATAGCTAGCTCCTCATTATCTTCATCTATTACTAGCTCTACTATATCGTATGTTTGATTAGCTTTTTCACAGGCATCTAAGGTAGGGTATTTACAATCACCCTCACCAAATTTATATTTACCATTTTCACATTTTTTACAAGGCATATTTTCTATTTTTAAATTGTTGCTTTTTGTCTTATTTTATCTAGGCTATTCTGTGAGTTTGTTACGTCGTCAGTTACTACAAACGCTTTTATAGCTCCGAATGTCTGCCCGTTACTACTAGTATCTAAAGTACCGCCGTCAGCAAAACCTACGCCGCCGCCTGCCTCATTCATAGCCGACAGCATAGGCTTAAACATTCTAGTGCTTTTAGCGTTTATTACTGTCTCGCCTTTACTTAGTTTAGCGCTTACGCTATCGCTCGTACCAGTACCAAAGCCGCCAACCATACCACCTCTAGCAAACTTAGGCTCAGCCGTAGAAGTTATTGCTTGTACTTGCTTAAATCCTGCTGCAATTGCTAACGCTGCAAAAGGTATACCTAAAGGTACTCCAAAAGTAGATAGCGCCTTAGATGCTGCTTGATAGGTGTTTATTGATGCCTGTGCTATTGCTGCGGCTTTACCTGCTTTACTTTCCTTACCAAACACATCTTGTATAGTAGATAGGCTGCCCATAGCCAAAGCCTTTTTAGAATCAGCGACTGCCTTAGCATTTTTTAGCTCTGTTTTTTCATTTGCTAGCTTATTTTTTGTTGCTGTATCATCAGCCTTAATCTTGTCGTTAGCTGCTTTTTTATCCAGAGCTATTTGCTCGTTAGTTAATGTTTCTAGCTCCGTAGCTATCCTTTTTTGGGTTTGAAATGATTGCGTTTTCATATCAATTAACTGTACTTCTAACTGAGCTAACTCATCAAAATCTTCTGCTAAACTTTCACCTAAATCTACCTCAGCCTGTTTAGCTGCTAGCTTTCTAGTTTGCATATCTATAGCTGCTTGTGTAGTAGCTATTTCTAAATCTGCAGCAACTTGTAATGATTCTATTCTTTCATCTAAAGTTTTTTGTTCATCTAACGCCTCTAACCTTGCTTTTTGTATCTCTTGCCTAGTTTTAGCTTTCGCTATAGAAAACGCTCGCTCTTCGTCTTTAATAGCTTGTAAAGCTCCTTTTAACTCAATAGCCGCTTTTGTTTCTTCTTTTATTTCTGTAGCTATACCTTTAATACTCTCTGCAAAGTCTTTGCGTTGTATTTCATCCATACCCGTAGCGACTTGTAGCGTAGCGTCTCCAAAGTCTCCCATACCTTTTTTAATTTCGTCAAAATCTAAATTTAAAGCGCCTTGTATTACAGTACCTAGCGCTGAAAATTGCATCATCATCCCCTCAACCCTGTTAAGAAGATTTGTTTTGATAGTTTCCCATAAATTTTTTACCGCCTCCTGAGGATTTGTAAATACATTTACTAAGCCCTCACCTAGTGCGCTCATCCTATCAGTAATAACAGCAAAAGCAGCGCCTAGTCCTGCTGTAGCCTTTTCTAGCATCTCAGCGCCTCGCTTTGTTTTAGTAAAGAATGTCATTAAGCTACCTATAGCAATTACAAAAAGCCCTATACCAGTAGCCGCTAAACCTACCTTTATACTAGTAAACATTAATTTAGCCATAGGTATAACCTTAGCAAAAGCGCCTTTAACGCCATTTAAACTAACGCCCATTACTCTAAACTCACCTGCAGCCGACTTTGCTGCATCGCCTGTATCTTTAGTAGTTTTCTTTACCTTATCTAAACTCTTATCAGCTTTACCTGTGTTTGCCTCTACCTGTAATATTATTTTTTTGTCTGCCATTTGCCTAGTATTACATCGTTAGTATTAGTTTTTACTTTATTGTATCTAGTAATAGAGGGTAATACCTCTTTAAGAGCGCTAAAGGCTACATTAATCATATCGCCTCTTACCTTAATACCTGTACTTAATTTTTTTCTATCCATATCTAACCTCTGTAATATCTAATTTAACATTGTGGTAAAAAGTCTCTGACGCTCTACCCGTTACTCTTAACCTTATATAGTCGGGCGTACTCGCTATCGCGTCTAATTCTAAGCCTATAGTTACGTCTCCTAGTCCGTCTACAATAGTAGCGGCTGACGTTCTGGTAAGCGTACCGCCTACAAATTTAAATTGTATATACTGCTCGTGTTGTGCGCACGTATTACTAACGGCATTTAAAGAGACTAAGCTAGCTTTAATAAAGTACGCAGCTTCGTAGTTTTCATCTATAAAAAAACGATTAATAGTATTGTTAAATAACTCGGTAGCCGTTGCGTTTGTAGTTATACCCTCGTACGTATATATAATATTTCTAGCTCTATTAGCTACGTTATAGCTGCCGTATGTTATACCGCCGTCTACGTTAGTATATAAGTTTTTACCTATTATTATATTTTCGTTAGCTTGTAGCGTTCGATTACTTTGCCCTATAATTATATTTTTACTGCCCTCTGTTACGTTGCCGCTACCTAAATAAGAATTTTTAAAGCCCTTAGTAATATTATTAGCCTTTATATTTCTATTTATTTCGGTAGTTTTATTAAGCTTATTAAAAGCGTAGCATTTGCTATTTAAAAATTTGTAGCCATAAGCTAAACAATCGTCTTTTGTTCCTGCCGTTGTATTTGTGCCAGTACCTTTTTCTCTACTTATTGGCGTAGTATCTATAAAAGTAACTTCGCCGCTTGCGTCTATTTTATTTATTTTTTTTATAGCCATTATATCCTAAATAGTTCTACTTTACTTAACTTACTTTTCATAGTATTATACTCTATTTTATTTACTCTATACTGCTGCCCTTTAATTATAATTTTACTACCAAAGCTAAACTCTTTAATATCTCTAGCCGTTAAATTTATTTTTATAGTATATAAAAAGCTATCTTTATTATTAAATCTGTCGTTTATATAGTCAAAATAAAACCTATTATATAGAGTATTTACGGGCGTGCCTAGCTCTGTAGTATAGTCGTTTATTACATTAAAAGCTAGCGTATTAGTATTTACGTTTTCAGTAAACGGGTTAGCATTGTATACGCTACCACTACTAAAAGTTTCTTGCGTTATAATTTCGTTAGCCCCGTTCCATACAGTAAGCTCAGCATCGAATAAACTCATAGTAGACGGTAGAGCACTAGCTACGCTATTTCTATAAAATAGTCTAGGCTTATTAGCAAAGTTTTTTATAGTATCGTTGTCCTCTGTTCCTACGTGTAAAATAGAGCCTATAGGTAGCTCTTCTAAATTTTCAGTTATACCAGTATAAGCCGCAGCGAATACGTCTAACTCTATATTTACGTTACTGCTAGCGTCTGAGTTTACTAGTACTTTTAGCTCGCCGTATTTGCTGCCGTTGTCTTGGTTATATTTTTCTAAAAAATAGTCGTCTGCGTCGTCTGCAAATTTAAAGTTTACCTCTTTTACTGATTTTATAGGCGTTATTATTGCGTCTTTTAGATCTACTTTAGTGCTCCAGTCTAACGAGCCGCCTAAGTCTATAAACGTACTATAAGGCTCTATAACTAAAGTACGAGATACGTCTGTAGGCTCTGTTACTAAGTTAAACATTTTAAAACAATCTTTAACAATATCTACTAGCTTAATATCTCTACATAAGTTACCTAGTTTATCGCTAGGCGTTTGTATATCAAACCTAGTAATATTTAAAAAACCAAAAGGGCTAGCTACTTGTACGCCACCGTCCGATGCTTGTTCTGCTATTTGTAAACTTTGGTTATTACCCTCTTTTCTAAGTTTAAAAGTAGCCGTAGCTCCTGCGCTTAGGTTTATATGTCCGCTAAAGTTCATACCTATAAATCTCGGTAAATTAGCGTAACTTCCTAAGTATTGCGTTTGTATTACATACGTGCCGTTCGGTATTACTAAGTCGTTAGCAATAGTAGCTACTAGGCTAATTTGATTTTGTGCCCCTACGCTACTAATTTGCTTTATTACCCCTTGAAAGTTTACGTATAAGTTATAATCTGTAGCTGCGGTAAAAACGCCCGTAGTTAAGTTATACTCGTTATCTACGTCTGCTACCTCAGTATCGCACTTAATCGTATACGCCGTAGCGTTAGTACTTCCTATAGCTGTAGCCACATTGCTTATGCCTTTTGCTTCTACATTTGCTAAATTACTGTCTGCTAGATATTGTTGTAAAATAGGCGGTAAAAAGTATATGTCTTTAAAGTCGTCAGAATCAAAAAACGAGCTATTTACGTTATAGTCTACGTGGCTAAATATAGTATCTAATAATTTTTTTAGCCTTATAGTTAATGGGTAGTTTTGCGAGTGGTAAGCTGACAAGCTAGCAAAGTCAAATAAGTCATCGCTAAGCATATCGTTATATACAAGCGGGTAAAATACGTCTGTAGTACGCTCGCCCGTAGTTATTGTCTGAGGTGCTGCCGCCATATTATCGGTAAATATGCCGTTAGCATAATCCCAACTAAAAACCATATTATCGTAGTTGACGTTATTGTCGGGCTGCCCCGTAGCTACGTTAAAGTTAAATCTATATTTACTGTGCTTTATACCCACTATATCTAAGTCGGCTACTGTATCGTCGCCTAGTAGCTCGAATAAGTTAGCTGAGGCGTCATATATAACTATATTATAGTAGTACTCGTCGCCCTTTTTATCTACGCTTAAAACCTCTAAAAAGCCGTCTATTATTATAGCTCCGTCTATCTCTAAAAAAGCCGCCAAAGTTAAGTTAGGGTTAAAATTTACCGTATACCTATTAACGTCGTTTAGGTGCTCAAAAAATTTATTGTTATTTTTAGTAGCGGGTAGCTTAAAGTTTTTAGAGTAGCTAGAGTTTTTAGCTCCTGCCTCTTTTATATCGTCTACTGAGTAGCTAATATTTATATTTTCATCTGCTAATATGTCTAGCTGCTTGGCTATTGTTTCGCCTTGTGGTACTGCAAATAGTTTTATCATAATTTTTGTACCGTTTTATTGTGCGAGTATTGTACCCCTATTACGTATTGTATAAGCTTATCGTTTGTAGACGTTTGTTTAGTGTAGCTTTTCTCTGTTACTATTACGTTTTCCCAGTCGCCGCTAGCGTTTTGTAGTTGTACTTTAGGGCTAGTAAATAAGCTTTCAAGTACTGCCGCTATCTCTTCGCTTATAAAGTCCGTATTAGCCTCTATACTTTGCGTTACTGTATTAGTAAAAGCTTGTAGCCCGCCCTCGTTAGTACCTTGCTCGTATGCGTTAGTAGGGCTATTTAAAGCGTAGCCGTAGTCTTGCGTAAAAGTTGTACGCCTGCTATTAGTATCTCTTGTACTTTTTTTAGTAAAATTATAATAATCCCACGCCCCTAAACTATTTAGCCACGCTAAGCGGATAGTTTCGAAACCTTTACAATCTTCGTCTTGTATCTCATATACCATACTAGCATAAGCCGTACTATCACCCGTTTCTCTATAAGTTATAACGTAGTCTACGGCGTTAGTAATATCGCCTAAACTTAATAGCGATGCGTCTATCATATTTTGCACCCCTACCCCTCTAAATAATAAGCCGCCGTCTCTAGTCATAGCGTCAGTACCTACGCTACCGCCTTGTGCTATTGTGTTATTATGTGTAAAACTATGTACCGTACTACCAGATGCGTCTCTAAAAGTAACTAATATATTTTTTACGTCTGACGTTACGCCTGTGTCTGTATCAAATCTTTTATAAACTCCATTAAAAAAAGCCATAGTAGCGTAGTCGCTTTTACGTATTCTTTGTGGGCTTGCCGTAGATAGTGAGCCTTGTGGGTAGTCTGATAGAGTTTGACTATTAGCATCAGCCGCTATATATGTACTTATGTCTAATAGCTCGCCTTCTCTGTTTTGCTGCGTTCCATTAAATACAAAAAACGGAGCATTTATAAAACCGCTACCGCTTTGCTGAGTATCTGAGACAAAGCTAAAAAAGTTACCGTCGTTAGGGTTAGTATACTCTATACCCGCTTTTAAAAATACCTTTACTAAGCTCGTGTTATTCTTACTATACTTAGGCGTCTTATGTATTGCGTTTCTAGTACTAGAATCTGCAGCTATAAACTGGTTTACGTCTGTATTTAAATAGTCTTGTATAACGCTATCTATATTAAATAAGGCGTTACTAAACTCGTTACGAGGCTTTTTTAAAGTAGCGGCTAGTACATCGTCTACGTATACCTCTAATATCATTTTTAAGTTAAGTACTGCTACATAACCTTGCGGGTAGATATACGTAGTATTGTTAGCTAGTATTTGGTTAGTAGAAACGCTTACTACTAAGTCTTGGTAAGCTGGGTATATACCTTGTGCCGTTTTTGTATTTCTTATTTGAGCTATTGCCATTTTGTTACATCTCCTTTGTTACTGTTAGTATAAATTCTTCTGCATCTCTAGCGTAAGCATCTGCAAATTTTCTAGGCATTGTTTTTATTCCTTGATTAAGCGCATCTGTAAAAAAGTTACTAGGCTTTACTCCGAATAACTTAATCCCTCTAGCTATTAGATAAACTAAACTTTTACGCTTAATAAACCTACCTTTATCATCTCTAGCTGCACTTAATCCCTTGCGTACAACCCACTTGTCAATTACGCCTGATGGCGGTTGCTTCGTTGTGTACTTATATGGGCTTTTGGGCGCTTTTGCGGAGCTTTTGCTACCTCTTGCACCCTTATCCACTAAATCGGCGTAAGGTGCGCCTAAAAACCTTAATTCTACTCTACCCTGCTTCACATCTAGAAAGTATCCTAAGCTAGCACCTAGCTCACCACTAGCATTTTTGCCTTGTGCATTTAATATACCTCTAGCTACATTTACAGTCTTTTTACCGAAAATATCAAATACCTTTCTAGTGTGTTTTGTTTTCACTACGTTAAAGCTATTGT